CATGCCAACCCACGCCGAATATTCCGCCGTACGGCAGCGGCCGTGTGTGCGAGTGCGCAGACTTATCGCGCGCCGTATTTCTTCAGTCACCACCCGAGAGTGGGCGCCACATTGGAGTTTCTTGCCGATCCTCAATGCGTCGACACGGCACCGGACCACTTTGCCGCAATCGCACCTGCACAAGACGGTATATTGCTTTCCGACGCGCAGTTCATCGCCAAGGACGGTGAGACGCCCAAAGACTGCTCCGATCGGTAAGTCGACGTGGCGGCCGACAAATTGCCCTAGCTCGTTGATCGGGACGGGGCCGCTCGATAGATGTGTTGCAGCCATTGCGCGGTCCTTTCGCGTGGTGGTCAGGGCCGGGCGCTGTTTCTGCAGCGTTCCCGGCCCGTTTTAGTACCTCATTGATCGCCGCAAGTCACGGTTACTCGGCTGTAGATTCGGCTTCGGCCTTGGCGTGCGGCAGCTCCCGGATCTGCTCGCGAACGGCGTCGATATCGGTGCAGCCGTCGCTCTCGACGCGGTTGATCAGCCTTTCGCCGCTGCCGCGGGCAACGGGCAGATGCAACTCGGCTTCGCGAGCATCCTTGCCGACATGGTAGGTGATCGTTGCCGTGTCCTTTGACGCCTGGGGTGCTGGTTTCGTCATCTTTTCCTCCTACGCTGGTTCGGTTTGAGCATTGACCACGGCCCTCGCAGAGCATCCGCAAAAAGGCGGAACGCCGCACATATCGTCAGGCGCGATGCTACCCGGTCCTTCCCAGGGGAACACCTCGCCATTTCGCGCCAGGTGCCATTCGCGGGCGTGCAATTTCGCGCTGTGGATCCATTGAAAGTGCGTAATCCCGGCCTGCTGCTGCCGGGCCTTGTTCAGCGACGCGCCGAGCTTGTTCAGCTGATCATAGGCGATATTTCGAGCGCGGCGCCGCGCCATTCCTGTCGCCTTGTTGATCTCCTTGGCGACGTCATAGACCGACGACTTCTGCTGGAAACCCGAAAAGACGATGTTGGCGATGCGCCGCTGCGTCTCTGCCGAGACGTCCTTGATCAGCGCGGCATTCCAATCGACTGACGCCTTCAGGATTGCACTCATGTCGGACGGCGCAAGCATCGGGCCGATGTCGACCTTTGTCGCTGCCATCACGGCGCGCACCCATTTGGCCTGATGCACATTCTCGATCCGTGAAGCCCACGCGGTCAACATCGCCGGCAGCAGGATCGCTAGAGCTGCCGCTTGTGCCGCGGTCGCGTCGATCACTCTTGCTGCATCGCCGGGACCGTTCGACGGCTGCGTTTCCGACAGGCTGGTTGCATAGGCGTCGGCAATCGGCTGAGCTGCGTCGACCCACAGCTTCACGATCCGATTGTAGATCGCGAACAGCGTTAGTTGCTGCGCATTCGTCAGCTTGATGGCCGCGAGAGTGATCGGCCGTCGCTTCGCGCTGGGCGTGAGGCTGAAGTTCATTCGTCGGCCGCCCTTATCGGTCACGCGGGATAGCGAAGCCAACGAGCGGCGTCCTCGATTGCGGCGCGGCGCTCATCGTCGGTCGCATCGGACCACGATATGCGGCAGGGCGGCGGGAGGCTGAACTGATCGGCGCACCAGAAGACGAAGGCCCGAGCGATAACTCTGGCCTGTCGGTCCTCAGATGTTTCGCCGACACTCTGCGACATCACTCAGCCCAATCGCGGTTGATCTCGTCGATCACTCTTGCGACCTGATCTTTCGAAAGCGCGCCTTTGCCGTTGCCCTCCATCGCCGCGATGCGCTGCTCGAGCGTCTGCAACTGCTCGGGGTTGGTGTTGGTCGGCATCGGTTGGTTGCCCGGGTCGTCAGCCGGCAGCGGCGCGCTCGGAAAATCTTCGAACGCGGATTCAGAGCCAGGCCAGCGCCCGCTCTCGATGATGCGGTTCTTGGCCATCTCGCTCAGGGCGCCGTCGGGGATAAGCCCGGTCGCGGCATATTCTGCAATAGTTTGCGACAGCTGGAATTCGACGAGGCCGGCGTCCTTCTCGGTCATCTCCTGCAGCGGGCCCATCGTGTAATAAATGTCCGGCTGTGTCGCGCCGAGCGCCGACGGGACTAGCATTTCGTCGATACGGTCCAGCGCCGGCGTAAGCTGTTCGGCCTGGCGCGCGGCGATCATCGACTGATAATCTCGCTCTTCGCCGTCGCCTGTCGATTGCAGGCCGCGCGGCGATTGGCCCAGCAGCCGCGTCATGGGGATGTCCGCGGCGCCGGCAACGATCACCAGGTAGGAGTCGAGGACTTTGTCCATATTCGCCCAATTGATCTGCTTCTGATCCCACTTTTCCGCGGAATCGATCAGCAGCGCCCGCCATGTCGACTTGCCCATCGCCGCACCTTGGAGGCGGCTGAGGAGCCTCTGCTCGTAGTCGGGCGTGGATGCGCGCTCGGTCAGGCCTGGGATGCTCAGGACATCGACTTTCGCTTCCTCGATCAGCGCCGCGAAGCCGTCCTGCGCGAGGTCGGCATTGCGCACGGCTTGCCCGACCGATTGCATGATCGGGTCGCCCCAAAACCATGAACCGGGCGTATTGGCAGAGATCCACGAGCCTTCGGTGCAGCGCTGGCCGATGAACTCGACTATGCGAGATGGGTGGATCTGCAGCTGCTGCTGCGCCGGGTTGATGTTGATCTGGAAATATTCGGGCTTGCCGAACCAAGGGTCGACGGGGTCGAGCCGCATCGGACCCAGTGATAGCTGCCAGCGCGAGAAAACGTGGATATAGGACAGGCCGCCTTCCTTCACGCCTGCCGGGTTGAGCGGCTGCGACGGGTCGGTGCCGTCGTTCATGCCGAGCAGCAGCGCGCCGCCGCCGTAGAGCCGCGACAGGATCAGCGCGCGCTTGCACTTGTCCTTGAGCTGCAGGCGCTTCTCTTCGGCCTCGAGCGATGCGATGTCGTCCTTGTCTGCCTGCCAATCGCGCCACGCCCGCGTCATATCGAGGGCTGGCACATCGACGATCTTGCGAACGAGCCAGCTTGTGCGATAGGCTGATTCGGCCTCGACCGGTTCGATGGGAACGAAGACATAGCGCTCCCACGCTCGCCGGTCGGCGGTCGTGCCTTTGCCCGACATGATGTTGGTCAGGCGATCGACGAAATTGAGAACAGCGCCCATGCAGCGCTGACGATAAGGTTCAGCGGCTAACCGACTGTAGGTTCAGCGGCTGTAGGTTTGCAGTGCCGAAAATTGCCTAAAGGACGTCGAGGCCGAGTTTGCGGCACTCCTCCGCGACCCAGCTTATGTGGGGATTCCACGGCCCCGGGCCGTCCATCTCGGTTTTGACCACCGAGCTCCCGTCCATCACGACCGCGACAGCATAGTCGCCCGAATAGCCGCCGTATCCGTTCTTCGCGTTGACCGTGCCGCAGGTGATCGACCCAGGGTATTTGCCGTTGAACTCGGTCTGATAGGTTCCCTGCACGAAGCCGTAGGGCCAAGTGAATCGCGCGCTGTCGGGGTCCTTGAGGGTCGCTTTGACGGCGTCCTCGACCATCTCCGTGCTGGGGGGCTGGTCGGATGCCCACGGGGAAACCAACGCAGGGGCGGCCGGGGCAAGCGCGTTGGCGGCAAGCGCGAGGAGAGCGAGCATCATGACGGCGACCATTGCGCCAGTTCGGCCAGTCAGTCTAGTCCCAGGCGGCCCAATTGTAACCGCTGCTGAGATTGGCGAACGCCATCACAAATGCATCGGCAAGGTTCGGTGAGGGCTGAGCGCCGCCTAGCCGGTTCGCCTTCGCCAAATCCTTCTTGCTCTCGACCTTGACCTTGCCGGCGTTGTCGAAGTCACGCTTGGGTGTGCAAAGTTCGTCGATCAGCAACTGCAGGTGATCCATCTCCGACGACAGGAAGATCAGCTGATCCGGCGGAAAGGCGCTCCCCTTCTTCACCGCGTTGAACGTGTTTCGAAAGCGGTCGGCGATCACCCACCATTGCTGCGCCTTGGCGTTGGCGAACATATCCTTGTTCGTCTTCGGCGGATGTGAGCGCTCATAAAGGCTTTCTGGCCGCTCGACGCCACCGCCAGCGTTGAACCCGGTATGGTTGACGCTTCCGGTACCGCCGTTGAGTTCGTTGATCTTGGAGCCAACACTGGCGCCGACGCCGATGCTGTCATAAACGAGGCTGGCTTCGCGCTCGACTGCGGCCGACCATGCTCTGGTCGCGGATTTCAGCAGCTCGTCCTCGCCGCCCTTCCACTGATCGGCCCACGTCGCGAGCGGGCCGTGCGAATGGATCAGTGCATTCTTGTCGGTCCCGCTGTCCGCAACATCGAAGCCAAGTTGGCTGCGTCCAGTGGGTTCAATGCCGAGCGCCAGATGGGCGTCGATTGCGGCCATAACCCACGTGCGCTTGATGATTGAGCCGGCGTCGTCATCGCGCGGCTGGCCGAGATAGACGTGGCCGTATTCCTCCTCGTCTTCGGCCTTGGCCGCCTCGATCACGCGCCGCATGGTGTCGGACAAGAACGGGTTTTCTTGATAGTTGATGAGCCGCTTGATCGTGCCAGGCGGAGGGTTGAGCACGAACCGTCTCCACACGAAGTCGCTCGACAGCATTGGGTTGAAGATCAACCAGAACTGCGACCCCTCCTTGCGCAGCGTCGGCTCGAGGATTCTCCACTGCGCCGGCGTAAGCGCATGCGCCTCCTCTAACCAGCAGACGTCGACGCCTTCCAGCGACTTGATCTCGTTGATGTGCCGCCACAGCCCGTAGAAGATGAACTCGCTGCCGGTGCGGCGATGGATGATCTTGCTTTCGAGGATCCGGAATTGATCGCGCAACCCATAGCGCTCGATCGTCGCCACGAGCAGCGTGTAAACCGATTCCTCGATCTTATTCTGGAACTGCCGAGCGCAGAGGAACTTCACGGTGACGGCTTGGGCGAGGAAGATCGCGAAGCCAGCTGCGTCCCACGACTTCGAGGATGATCTGCCGCCGTACAGTACCCTGATCCGTATGGGTTGGCCCTGGGCGTTGATGGGCGCTTTCCAAAATGGCCTCAGCGCTGGATTGAGTGTCGGGCCTCGCTCAATCGCTTGCGCAAGCGCACCCATCATTCACCATCGTTGGCGCCGTAGAAATCACGCAGCCCAAGCGGCCGACCCGCCGTGGTGATGTCCACCTTCGACCTGTCCTCAAGCAAGCCAAGCACCTTCGCCTTGCCCATCGTTGCGGACACCGCAGCAGCTGAATGTTCCAGTTCGCGGGCAAATTGTCTATCTTCATCAAGCTGTTGCGCGATATCAGCGATCGTAACAATGGTCCGTTCGGCCGCCCGACCCTTCAATTCGACAAGCCGCGCTGCCACCCCGTCATTTTTCGTCAGACGCGCCGCGTTCTTGTCGTCGCGCTGATAGCCCGCCGCAGCATATGCCTCGCCGTGAGTCTTACCCTTCGCCAACTCCTGGGCAAACCGCTCGTGGCGGGAGTTCTTCAGCGGGCCGGTCATGTCAAGCCTTTACCGCCTTCGCGGCGTCGGTGGGTAGGGGCGCGATAGTAGTTCGCCCCAATGTCGGGTCATTTGCACTCCTCGCCTGACAGCGCTTCCAGGACCTTGCGCGCTACCATCGGACCAGTCTGAGCATGTTTCTCGAGCTTTTCCGGCTTGGCTGCGGCCATCGATGCCACTGCTCCAAGCAACGATCTCTCGACGTCAATCCGTGCTTGCCGCTCCTTTCCGATGTCGTTGTATTTGAGGCCCGCGAGCCTCTTGGACTGTCGTTTGGCATTCCGTTCGATGTGCTTGCGAGCCGCTATCCCAATTCCGTGAACGCTTTCCCCGTCGAGCTTCTTGATTCCGATATCGCGGACGGTTTCGAAGCGCATCCCGCTTTCCTTTTCGGCCTTGTTCCGGGCCTTCATGAGCGCAAAAGGCCGATCCTGCACGCTGTGCCCAGCCGCATCGGATAGCTGCGCGTAGGTGACGATTCCTCGCACAGGAACGTCGGCCAGCATGTCGGCGAGCTGCTTGATTTCAACCTGTCGTTCCGGATTAGTTGTGAAAGCCATTTCCTAGTTCCTTCTAAGATAGTCGTTGCGTTGTGTTGCGGAGCGGTGCGCGGCAGAGAGACGCGATGCGGCGCGGCGCGAAGTCAATTCCAAACGAATTTCTCAGCGTTGAAGCGGCCGTAAAACCCTCCTCTTTCTGGTCGGAAGCGTCCAACGCCGACTGCCAATCCGGCGTAGCGGACCGCTTCCTCGAATACGTCTTTGGTGATCTCGTTGGCGATGATGTGAAACGTGACCGAGCCTTCCCATTCATCGACCGTCGGAAAGTTGCGCCAGACGCGCTTGCCAGAGCCGCGAACTCCGTCCGCGTTGGCGTGAATGCGATCCTTCCTGATTGCCTCCTCTAAAGCAATTGGAACCGGATCAGTTTTCGAACCGCGCGTTT